CGGCATTACCCGACGCCGGCACAGAGATCATCATCGCCTGGGGCGAAAAGCAGGGCACCGTGATCGAAGCCGGCACCAGCACCCCCGCAACCCCGATCGTCCGGATTGAAATCGGCGAAGCCTTCACCGCATAAGGAGCGAAAGAATGTCCATCACGCTAAGCACAACACAGGAAAAGCGCCCGATCGCTCCGCTAAGCATCGCCATTTCATGGTTCAGCGGCGGGATCGCAAAAAGCCTGACCGACGACGGCGCAGGCAACCTAACCGGCGACGGCACAGGCACCGTGAGCTACGCCACCGGGCTGATCTTCATTTCACCAGACCCGGCACCAGCGGCCACCGACGGCGATTACACCATCGATTACACCGACTGGCGCGGCACCGCAAAGAACAACCAGGACGTCGTCGTCAATGAAGGCGGCACCACCACGTTCACGCCGACGACGGATATGGCAGAAGGATCGGTGACCGTGGCCGTGGCCCTGCGCCGGATAACCACCGCCTTCACCTACGACGCAACAGCCTACGGAACCGCCCCGCGGTATGACTATGCGACCGTTAACGCGACCCTGACCGACGACGGCGCGGGCAACCTTCGACGCTCCTGGGGCGGAGCAATTCTGGGCACCGTGAACTACGCGACCGGCGAAATTAACTTCAGCGCGAGAGTCGGTTACAGCTACCGCCGAATGCACAAAACCGACGAAGGATACTGGAAAAGCAGCTCCGAAAGCGGCACAGAATCCTATGTTGCAGGCGCGCCCGCCACTATCCGCTGGACAACCCCGGCCGACAACGGCGAAATGCAGACCACCACGCGCCCGATCCCGCCGATGACCATCGACCTGACGCCGACCAGCGAGCGGCGCATCATAGCCAACAGCGTGATCTTTGATTTTGCCGGCCAACGCTTTCACGACCGCGACGGCTCCATCATCAAAGACTGGTCGCCCACAACCAACGCGGGAACCGCCGTGGGCAGCATCGACTACACCACCGGCCTGGTTACCCTGCAGGAGTATCCCTCCTATTCCTGGGGCACCGCAGCCGTGACCCTGATCGCCTGCGTCACTACGCTGAACGAAGCCCCTGCAAGTCAAACCATTTTCAGAACAGCCGGGGCACCGCTGCGCGAGGGCAGCTTGATCGTTAACGCCATCGACATCGAAGGCAACCAACTGATCCTGAACGCCGACACATCGGGCAACCTGACCGGCGCCAACATTGAAAGCGGATTTGTGGACACCCAGACCGGGCTGGTCAATATCCAGTGGAGCAGCCCGGACGGGGGCAGCGTCGACATCCAACCCGCAACCGTGCGATACAGCGCCGTCAGCTACAGCTTCCTGCCATTGGACGCCGACCTGGTGGGCCTGGACGCAACGCGCCTGCCCAGCGACGGCCGAGTGCCGCAGTTCAACCTGGGCGATGTTGTGGTGGTCAGCAACACCCAGCAGGAGGGAGTCCTGACCGCCACCCCGGGCCAGGTGATCGACTTTGCTCGAGTAAACCAAGCCGAAGTCTGGATTGACGGCGCCAACGGCAACCGCCTGGCCGCCGACCAGTACACCCTGGACACCGACGCCGGCACCCTGACGTTCGCCGACCCGCTGGCCCTGGTGGATAGCGAGGCCAACGCCGTGACTGAGCCGCTGCAGGTATTCAACCGCGTAGAAGATATGGGCCTGGCCACCGACGTGCAGATCGGCGGACAAATCAGCCTGAACATTCCGCTGTCCCAGGACTACACCGCCGGCGACACCATCGCCAGCGCCGCCCTGCTGTACGGCGACCTACGCGCACGAGCGCACAATGCTTTTCACCAGAAATCGTGGAGTGGGAACTGGGCAGACAGCCGCGTGGGCGACGACACCACCGCCAAATACAACTTGGTATCAAACCCGTTCGAGATCACCAACCAGGGGGCGATTAAAGAGCGCTGGGCCATCCGCTTCACCAGCAGCACCAGCTTTGAGGTCATCGGCGAAACCGTGGGCGTAGTCGCCACCGGCAACCTGGCCACCGACCTGGCGCCCACCAACCAAGCGACCGGCGCGCCCTACTTCACAATCCGCAGCAACGGCTGGGGCAGCGGCTGGGTAAGCGGCAATACCCTGCGTTTCAATACAGACGGCGGACAGGCACCGTTCTGGGTAGCGCGCACGATTGTGGCGGGCCGAGCGACGGAAGAACAAGACCAATTTGCCACCCAAAACCGAGGGGATGCAGACTGATGGGAACCACCAGCAAAGTGGCGGGCGTCGTCCAGATCGACGGCACCCCTGCCCATCGCAAAGTTCGCGCCTTTGGCTACAGTGAAACCACCCAAATGATAAACGGCGCCGCCGTGATCCTGAGTAAAAGCTTAGGCCACGCGACCAGCGATCCGATTACCGGCGAATACAACATCAACCTTTTGGACGACTACGAAAAAGAGGTTTTTGTGGTCGCCTTCGACGATTACGGCGCCGCGTTTACGCCCGGGCTTACTCTGACCGTGGGCGACCGCATCCACCCCACCACACCGAACGGGTACGTATGGGAAACCACCGGGTCAGGCACCCTGCCCGACGTTGAACCCGCGTGGCTAGTGGACACCGAAACCAGCCAGACCTACGGCACCGCCGTTATGATCGCGCGGCCTTTCTATCGGCCAATGGTTCACGGTCCGGTAATGCCTGAGATAACTGTCGAGCAAATCCCTACTCACTGGCGCATTAAGATAATCGAGAGTAACGGGAGCACCGATTTTGTCGGCGCCATTGCAGAGCTAAAGCTGTTCGATCCTGAAGGAAGCGAAATTACCCCAGCATCGATAACTGGAACGCCCGGTGCTAGTGGTTCTATGGAGCCTGGGGTTGTGCAAGATGGCGACGCTTCTACGCGATGGCTAGTGAGGATAAGCAGCAACCCACTGCCAATTCTCCTTGAATTCCAAACCGCGCCGGCCACTAAAGTGGCATCCTATAAAATCATGCCAAGTCCTTGGGTAGCTAGTGGCGACACTTACAGGATGCGCACCCCACGATCTTGGATTGTTGAAACGTCGCTGGACGGACTAAACTGGGAGGAGGCGCATTCAGTGACCGGCATAGACAAGGATCAATGGTATCGCGAGCAATTTAACACTTACATAATTCCAGAATGACCTACGCCCCCGCTCCTGACCCGCTGGCGGTAGTCCTAGACCTCGGGACACCCTACAGCCCGACCACCAACCCGCTGGCCATCGATTTCGATCTGGCCGCCGCGGCCGTCGGTTTCGTCTACCGCAAACCCCCGCTGGCCATCAGCTACCGATACCAGAGCGACCAGGCATCGAGGCAGGCAGTGGCAACACGCCGTCAGCACTTCGACCAGGGCAGGCCAGAGGACGGCAGCGGGCGCACGCACAGGACGGACCAGGCGCGCGTTGTTTGGCTGGCATCCAGAACCATGCTATGGGACCGGGTACCGCCCAAAGACCAGCGGGAAAACCCCTTCAGTGGCAAAGAGGCCCGCCCGCTCTCATTGAGCGCAGAGCAGGCCCGCTGGGAGCAGTTCAAGCCAAAGGACGACCGCACAGGCTACGGGGACCAAGCCTGGGACGTACAGCAGCCGAAAGACCGCCGGGCGATCCATCCATCGAATGACCCGAAAGACCACAACCGGAGCAGCGAATACCGGGCATCCGACAGCGTCCTGAACTGGCAGCCACCGCCGCCGCTGGAAGTAGATGTGGAGCCGGACGGCACCCATAACCTGCGGCTTTCACCCTACACACCACCGGGCAACCAGGTTGTGGATTTTGAGCTGGTACCGGCGGCCCTGCTGATCGAGATAGAGCCGCCGACCCGCAGCGTGGACGCACAGCCGAACGAACCAGGCTGGTCGCTGAAACAGGCGCTGGACGGCCGCACAATCCACCCCTGGGACAGAAAGCCCCGGCTGGGCACAGAGGTAGAGTTTCCGAGCGCCGCTGAGCCCAACCTGCCCGAGCTGACGCCACCGCCCGAGCCCGACATTAAAAGGACGTACCGAATCATGAACGCCAGCAGCTTGATCGAAGTGACCACCGGCACACCGCTGGAGTTTAAAGACCTGAACATCGGGCTGGACGCCGACAGCTTCGCATGGACGATGAGCGCAACCATTCTAAACCGCGCCAGCATGGACCAGATCCGCCCCACCGCCGAAGGCCCTGCAGAAGTCACGGCAACCATCAACGGACACCAGTGGCGCTTTGTAATCGAGAGCTACAGCCTGGACCGGCGCTTTGCCCGCGAAACCTACAGCGTCAAGGGCGCATCCCGAACGCAACTGCTGGCCGCACCCTACGCACCCAAACGCACCGGCCGAATCGAGTCGCAGACCACCGCCGTTCAGGTGATGACAGAGCAGCTTCAGCTCACCGGCTTTAGCGTCAGCCGCCAATCAGGGCTTACCGACTACGTTATCCCCGCCGATGCCTGGGGCTGGGATAACAAAACCGCCATGGAAGTCATCGCTGAACTGGCCGAAGCCCAAGGTGCCGTGATGGTACCGGACAAAAACACCGACGAGCTGCATATTCGGCACCGCTACAAACAAGCCGGCCCCTGGGCCTACCCGGATATGCCGCTGGGCAACATAGACGCCATCATTGCCGACACCATGACAATCAGCTACGCCAGTCAGTGGGAGCCGCAACCTGCGTACAACGCTGTTTTCATATCAGGAGTCACAAAAGGCGTGGCGGTTGACGTAGTTCGCACAGGAACTGCAGGCGATAAGGCCGCACCGGATAACTTCGACGATTTAAACGTGGAGGCTTATCAGTGCCGCGAACGTGGCCTTGCCGTGATCGCGGCAAGCGGCAATCAGGAAATAGTAACCATCGAAACTGTATTGCCCACCAGCGGCAGCCCCGGCTTAATCGAGCCTGCAATGCTGGTAGAAGTACGCGACACACGCGAACCCACAAAGACCTGGCGCGGTAACGTGCTGGGCACGAGCATAAGTGTCAGCAATCCCGGCACCGGTCGCGTGACACAAACCGTTAAGATCGAGAGGCACCACTACTGATGGCAACCGTTAACCCATGGGTAAGATTTCAAAATCTGATGCCCCGCGCTGGGCGCTACACCGTCACCATTGCAGCAGTAAACGGCGACGGCACCAGTATGGCCACCCG